CGGAAAAAGAAAGTAAGTTTTCAGCAACTGCAAAAGTAGGAGCAAACAAAGAGAGTAAAATGACAATTTCACAAATGATTAATAATAAAAAATAAGATGAGCAAATTAAAAAACCAATTAAAAGAAAAATTTGATTACGATGTAGCATTGATCCCAGCGTGGACAGATAATACAATGCCTAACGTAATTACTGACTTGATCGAGAATTCTACATTCCTTTCAAAGTTAACAGTTGAAGAAGGTGTTAAAGGAACAAAAGAAATTGCTCTTTTAAATTCTGATATTGCACTTCAAGCGAAAGTAGCGTGTACTCCTTCTCCTGATGGAAGTGTAATCTTCACAAAAGAAAACTTGACTACAGTTCCATTGTATATGGGTATTGAGTTCTGTAACGAAGATTTAAACGGTAAAATGACACAAGTATTGAACGTGTTAGGATTGAAAAGACAAGATGGTCAATTACCAGCTGCCTTGAATGAGATCTTAATGGCTTACTTGATGAAACAAGCACAACGTAAAGCACAAAGATTGGCAGTTTCAGGTGATACAACTTCTTTAGATGCTGAATTAGTGTTAATGAATGGTTTAAGACATCGTTTAGTTAATGATGCTGATGTGTTAGAATACAACGCAGCTGACGCTACAATGACAGATTCAAACGCATATACACAAGCATACGGTGTGTATAAGGCTATCCCAGCTGAGTTATTCGATAACGGAATGGAAGTGGCTATCTACACTGGTAGAACAGAAGCACAAAAAATTATCGCTCAATGGAATACTTCAAATCCTTACGATAGAATTGTATTCACAGAAGAAGGTGCTTCATTGTCTTTTGTTTTACCTCAAACATCTGTTAAGGTTGTTACTTTACCTGAGTTAAACGGTAAATCTGAAATGTACGCTATTCCTTTGGCTTTAGTATTCTTAGGTGTTGATTCTCCAGAAGATATGTCTTTCGATGTTAAGTACAACGAATATACAGACCAATTGAAAGCAGAAGCATCTTTCAGATTAGGTATTGCTCACGTTTGGGGACAGTACTTCGTTAGATTACATTTATTAAATTCTTAATTTATAAACTATGTGTGAAATACTAGAGGGTAAAAACTCAGTATGTGATTCAGTAGGTGGTATTCAAAAAGTAGTCGGTTGGAATACAGCCGACGCTACTACCACAGAAGCGAATGGAACTATTTCAGCACTTTCATTAACGTCAGGAAAATACGGACACGTTTTCTTCATTGAAATGGAAACTGCAAAATTCAATGCTAATCGTATTGGAGATAGAAAAAACCAATCAATCGCATACGAGCAATCAGGAACAATGTACTTAGCGGGTAACACTGCAACAGACATTGCTAATTTAGAAGCGTTAGAAATCGCTAGAACTACTTTTGCAGTAGAATTGAACGATGGAACATGGGAAGTTTTCTTTTTGAAAAACGGAGCAATGGTTTCAGGTGTTAGAGATTCAGGTCAGGCTTACGAGGATGCAAACGGTAATACGTTAACATTGTCAGGTAAGGAAAAAAATAGACCTTACAAAATTTCTAGTGCTTTAATTGATGCAATTTTAGATCCAGTATCTTAATTTTAAATAATTAATTAAAATTTAAAACCTTGTTATTAATTTAACAAGGTTTTTTTTTGTAATTTTACAATATGTCAATATCAATAACAAAAAATTCTTTAAACGTAATAGCCTTAACTTTGTCTGAGTTAGAGGATTCTACTTTGGCGGTTAATTGGTTATTTAGATTTATTCATGAACAAGGCAAACACGAAAGTTTTGTTTATCTAGATGACTTGAATAGTTCAACTGCTAGGTATAATCTATTCAATCTATTGGAAGGAACAGATATAACATTTACTAAGTTAGGGAGTTATATTTATGAAGTTTATCAAATGCCTGATGGTGGGAGTTTAGATTATACTTTAGGGATAAGATGTGAGATTGGAAAAATGAATGTAAAAGATAGTATAATAGTTGTGCCTAATTCATTTGAGCCAACATTAATAGCAAATATATATGGTGGGGAAACAATCAGCTAGTTATAACGAATTTAGAGAAGTACCATTAATCGAACCTAGTGAAGTAGTAACTAGAGAAGGTTGGGTAAAATGGGGAAATGATAATCTTTATCCTCAGTTTTTATGGAAACTTTATTATGAAAGTCCTATTCATGGCGGTGTGGTGAATTCAAAAGTTACTTACATTACAAGTGGTGGATTGAAGTATAGCGGTACTGAAAATTGGGATGAGATTAATAAAAATGGAAGATCTAAATATACGTTAGATGAATTAGTGGAGCAGTTTGCTATTGATCAAGAAGTTTCTGCTAGTTATTACATTTTATGCAAGTACGATACTTTAAATGAGATGTGGAGTTTAGAACACATCCCATTTGAATTGATTCGAGTTAACGAAGCAGAAAATATTTATTATTATTCTGAGAATTGGGCCACGTCAAGACAAAACGATAAGACTAAATTCAAAACATATACAAGTTTTTTCAATAGAACGAGCGAAACAACTGAATGTATTTTATGCGTTAAAGATAAATCTAGACAATATACATTAGAACATAACAAGTTAACAAGCGGTTACTATCCTATTCCTTCATATAGTGGCGGGATTGATGCAATATTAACGGATATTGAGATAAACTTTTTTAGATTATCTGAGGTTTTTAATGGTTATAAGGGTGGAACAATATTATCACTTAACAATGGTGTACCTTCATCACAAGAAGAACAAGATCAGATAGTAGATAGTTTAAAATTAAGTGCAACAGACAAACGTAAACAAGGTGGAATTGGTGTAACTTTCTCGGATGGTAAAGATAGAGAGCCGAGTATAGTACAACTTAATGGAAATGATTTAGATAAAAGATATATAGCAACAGAAAGCGGATTGATGCAGAAAATTATGATCTCGCATAGTGTTATAAATCCAAAATTGTTTAGTGTTATGCAACAATCGACAGTATTTGATGCTGATTTAGTAAGTGATTTCGCTTTATTTAATGCTACTTACGCAAAACGTAGACAGAAAAACATTGCTGATTCGTTAACTTATGTGCTTACCCAATTAAATGGTATCACTGGAGAGATTGAATTTAACGAATATAAATTAAGTTTAGAGCAACAAATAGACGAAACTAACCAAGTAAGTAAAGCACTTAATTCAATGAGTCCATTAGTCGCTAATAAAGTACTTTCTAGTTTAACGAGTAACGAAATAAGAAACTTAGCAAAGTTATCACCTATTGAAGGTGGCGATACTATACCAACGTCATCAACTACATTCTCAGCAGATAAATCAACAGATGAAGTTTTAGAACATTTTAAAAATTGTGGATCATCAAAAGAAGGCATCACGATTCTGCATTCAGACGAATTCAAGTTTAATTCAGATGATGAAATTATAGATACTTTCTTTAAAGATTCATTTGCAAACGTAACAGAAACACAAGGACGTATTATAACGATGTTACAAAATGGTGAGTCTTACGATGCTATTGTAAAGGCTTTAGATTTAAAACCAATTGAAGTTACACAACAGATTTTAAAGTTACAGAATTTAGGTTATCTTGAAGGTGGGAAGCCAACAAGTAGAGGACTTAAAGAAACTGCAACGAGAGAAACTATTTCAGTTGTTTATTCATACGAGAAACGACCCGATGCACCTGACTTAGTAAAGGGCGGTAAATCAAGACCATTCTGCGAAACATTAGTAAGAATGGATAAAGTTTACACTCGTAGCGAAATAGATTCGATTAGCAACGCAATAGGTAGAGATGTTTGGTATTATAGAGGTGGATGGTATCACAACCCTGACACAAATAAAAATACTCCTTCATGTCGCCACTATTGGAAACAAAACGTAATAATTAAGTAATATGAGCAACGCTTTTTTAATTTCAGCATACAACCTTAAAGAACTTTCTTTAATTCATGGTAATGTAGAGGATAGTATCTTAACACCAACTATTAGAATAGTACAAGACACAGTTATTGAGCCTATTATTGGAACGTCTTTATATACTAGACTATTAGAAGGTATAGACGCAGACGATCTAAATGCTGATGAAGTACTATTAATGGATAGTTATATCATTCCTGTACTTGCGATGGGTTGTAATTTAGAAACTGTTTTAACAACTACCTACCAACTACGCAACAAAGCAACGGGAATAACTAACGATGAATGGCTTAAAGGTGCTAGTGAAAGCGAAATTAATAGGATTCAGGACAATTTTAGAAGTAAATTAGAACATTATAGACAGAAAATAATTAACTATCTTAAATTTAACTCAGGTAAATACCCTGAATACAACGATTATTTTAGTTCTCCTGATTCTTTTTTCGATTGTTTGACATTTGGAACGGAAGGAATAACACCTGATAGAGGACAACCTAAGGTAAATATATCATTTAGATAATGAAAACTCCATTAAATAGAATAAACAAGGAATTAAAAGCCATTTCTGATAGTCATTTACAAGTGAATGATTACCATTGGGGTGATTTTGTAGAGGCTATAAATGTTAAAACGGTTAATTATCCTTTATGTTGTTCATTTGCACAAGGAAATAGTTTTGCTAAAAACACTATTCCGTTACAATTAACTATTGTTATTGCTGATAAGTACCTTAAAAACCAAAGAGAAGGCAATTTAAACGACGTAGAAAGCGACACTTTGCAGATAGCAAGAGATTTTTACGAAGTTATAAATAGTTCTCCTAGATGGAATAGTTTAGGTAGAGTAGATTCTGCAACGTGTAGCAAGTTTCTAAACAAAGGTGCAGACGAATGTGCTGGATGGATATTAACAATAGGCTTTACATTAAGAGATTCAGCAAGTATTTGCGATCTTCCGATGCAAGGATATGATTTCGAGATCAATTCAAATATGCAAATATGTGCAGATGTAATTATAATTAATTCAGATAATACATTTAGTTATGTTGCATCTAGTGGTGATACTTATATACTTCCTGACACAACATTTACTGTTAATGTAAATAGTGTATTTAAAGAAACTATATCAATACCTACTTTAGGATGAAAAACTATATCAATCCATTAGCATTTACTGACGAATTAACTACGTTAGAGAGTAACGATACTATATTAGTAAGACAATATAGCAATAGTAAAAAAAACACAGAAATAAGTTACTCTAACCTAGTGTTAAATATTGGCGGTGGAATAACAGATGATAACCTTATATTTATAAATCAAAAGTCAGATCTTCCAACTCCTTCGGGTGGTGTTATAAC